GCCGTTTGAATAGCCGGAAATGAATGCATAAGTACAGATATTATAGATTCCAAGCGATTTCTACAGTATCCCCGTTGATATATATCTGTTTTATTAGCTTTTGAACAATAGCTTGTCTTTCGGGAAATTTAGCCGTTAATAAATCGAGTGAGTACTGTTTTAAATCGTCTTCACTTATCATATTTGTCTTTTTCTTCTCTTGGGCTTCTTTCTTCCTCGTGAGTTCTAACTTTTCTTCTTCTAATGCTTGAAATCTTTCAGCTAGCTTATTCTTATCCATTTTTTTAATGGTGTACAGATCAATTAATCGTCCTTCCTTGTCATCTATTTCTCTGAGTAATCTATCGTAGTCGACTAACTCCATTTCCTGATTAATAAAGGACTTATCAGTGATCATGTTGTTTATTCTATCCACTATTAAAGCTTCTAAGTTTTTTGAGTTCCAATTTTTATTCGTGCATTTCTCATCATATTCAGCGTGATACCTTCTTGCACGACACAAGTAATATCGGTATTTTTTTCCTCTGTCCGTACTGGTGAAAGTGACGTAATTTTCTCCGCAGCAACCACATGTTATTAATCCAGTAAAAAGACTTTCTTTTGCTTTATTCGCATTTCTGCCTTTGTTTCTTGTTAATAGCTCCTGGACTCTCTCAAACTGATCTTCAGAAATAATGGGTTCATGCTTACCAACATAATACTCACCTGCAAAACTCACATACCCGCAGTACAATCTATTGTGTAAAATATCATGATATCGACGGAACCTCCATACTTTGTATCCTAGTTCTTTTAATCGGTTCTGGACCTTAGTAATGGAGAGATATTGCTCGTATAAATCATATGCAAGTTTAATATGCTGCGCTTCATCTTTTTTTATTTCTAGGTTCCCGTTAACTCGAGTATACCCTGCAGGGTCGTAATCTCCTCCGGATGTTCTATAACCATTTTCAGCACGCTTAATATGGCCCATTCTCATACGCTCTGCAATAGTCTCTCTTTCAAGTTGAGCGAATACAGATAAAATACCTATCATTGCTTTTCCGAACGGTGTGGAAGTGTCTAGCGTCTCTGTAATGGAAACAAAATCCACATTATTCTTTAAAAAATGTTCTTCTATTAAATCAAGTGTATCCCGTTGAGAGCGTGATAGCCTGTCCAACTTATAAACAACTACAGCATCTACTTTATTTACGTCTTGTAGCATTCTCTGCAGGGCTGGGCGGTCTGTATTGGATCCGGAATAACCAGGATCAATATAAACATCGTAAATGCCCCATCCTTTTGCCTTACAGTATGCTTCGATTCTTTCTTTTTGAGACTCAATACTGTAGTTTTCAACTTGTTCTTGGGTACTAACCCGGATATACACGGCCACCTGCATTATTTCTTCTTTCTTATCTTTCTTTTGACGGACCAACACAATTCCCCCTATACAAAAGGAGAGCCGTCGCTCTCCCCGATGATTAAACATCTAGCTAGAAATTTAATACTACTTTTTTTAATCTCCCAATGATAAAGCTTTCGTTGGTATTATCTACTATTCTAGGTGGGTATTTAGGATTTTCACTCTGAAGGACCAACTTGCCGTCGGAGTAGTAAACTCGTTTTAAGACTGCTTCACCATCTAACCATACGGCCGCAATTTCTCCACTTTCTACAGTTGATTGCTTTCTGATAAGTAGTAAGTCTCCATCAAAGATTCTTGCGTTGATCATGCTGTCACCTTTGGCACGTAAGTAGAAATATTCTCCTCCATTTAACCAGGACTTGGGAGTATCCTCATAGCCTTCGATATCCTGGTAAGCAATAGCTCCATTTCCACAGCTTATCGCTCCTACGATTGGAAGCTTCACCATCGATTCAACCTTTTCTACACTTTCATCTGCAAATATTGCATCTATATCAACATTGTATGCAGCTGATAATTCTCTTATTGTATCTAGGCTTGGTCTTCTTTTTTCATTCTCATAATGAGAATACGTCTGCTTGCTGACTCCAATCTTCTTTGCAACTTCTTCTTGGGTCCAGCCTTCTATCTTTCTAAGCTCTCTCAATTTTTCCCCGTACAATTTTTCCACCTCCTTATGACCTAATTTTAATTGATATAATAACTAATGTCAACTGTAAGGCGACAATTTTATAAAAAAATTGTAATTTATAAGTTGACATCAACATATGGATGATTTATTATTAAGTCAACAGATAGGCGACATAAGAGAGGAAGTGATAAGATGTCTTCATCAAGCATAGTAGAAGCGAAAAGAAAGTTACTAAAGTTAACGCAAGAAGAAATTGCAGCAGATCTGAAAATATCCAGACAGTATTACAACGCTATTGAGAATTTTAAAAGGGAGCCTTCTGTTGAGCTGGCTAAAAGGATAGCAGATAAGCTGGAGTTGGATTGGACCATTTTTTTTACTTCTGTAGTCAACAATTAGGCGACTTTTAAAAGGAGGGTAAACATGGAAATCAACGAAAAGCAGAAAAGAAAAGAACAAATAATGAGAGAGATTGTAAAGGAGTTGCTATCTAAGCCTGCTCCCAAGAATAGGAGTTCAAAATGATTGAAGTTACATCTATGAAAGTAGGCGAATTCCCAGTAAATGTTCCTGTTGGGTTATCCAAGATGTTAGATGGTTGCTGGGTGAAGGAAAGGAAAATTCCAGCCATAGTAAACGAATATGAAAACAAGACGGTTCGAAGAAATGGTGAGCTAGTAACCATCCTGACGAAGAAAAAAGTATAAGCAATTTTGTTAATCGATGCGCTGTTAACCGAGCCAAAGACGGTGTTGTGTTGGTCCTTATAGCTAATAAGACGGTAGCTACGTCAATGGAAAAAGTTTTTGAGGCTGAATAGCCTTTCCTTTTTACCCATCATGTCGAAAAATGATGTCACTAAACAATGAGAGAAGGTGAAGTAATGACAATCAGTAAATGTCTTGTCGACTATGTGTCAGACGGTGATTATTCAACATGGTTAGATAACGTAGAGTATTCAACAAATTTACGTGAGATTTTAACTGTTGAGGATATGCAAGAAAGTTACCTGAAAGGGGGTGAAGTGATTGGACAAGTGTAAACTACCGACTCCTGAAGAGTTGAAGGAATTAAGCAATAAAGGTATGGAAAGATTTAAAGAGAGTGTTCTTAATGGCCCAACTTTTAGAGAGATTATTTCCAAGATTGAAGAGTCTGCTTTAGAAGGATATATGGGATGGAGGAAAAAACTCGATAGAGATTCAGATTATAGAGAAATAGGGGTTATTCGCGATTATCTGAATGAAAATGGATATTCTTGCGAAATTAAGAATGAAAAGAAGGTAGGGGCATTTGGCCTTGTATACTATGAAAAATACTTTCGAGTTAGTTGGGACAACAAAAAATAGGATCCTCACGCCAATAAGGATCCCAGGAAATTATGACTTATTAATAGTTTAACACGAATCGGAGGATAACGTAATGATTAAAATTAGCAAACTTGAAATAGAAAATATAAAACGTGTTAAAGCAGTGAAAATCGAACCTACAGCAAATGGTATTACCATTGTTGGCGGTAAAAATAAGCAAGGAAAAACTAGTGTGCTAGATGCTATTGCCTGGGGATTGGGCGGGAATAAATACCGCCCTAGCAAGGCAGAACGTGAAGGAAGTGTCATTCCTCCGTATCTTCATATTGTCCTATCAAATGGACTGATTGTGGAAAGAAAAGGAAAAAACAGTGAGTTAAAAGTTATTGATCCGAACGGTCAAAAGGCTGGCCAACAATTATTAAATAGTTTTGTAGAAGAATTGGCGATTGACCTTCCAAAATTCATGAATTCGACTAGTAAAGAAAAAGCGAATATATTATTGCGAATCATCGGTGTAGGTAATCAACTTTTCGAATTAGAGCGTAAAGAGCAAGAGTTATATAACCAACGTAGAGCGATAGGGCAGATCGCTGACCAAAAATCAAAATTCGCCAAAGAGCAGCCATATTTTCCTGATGCTCCAAAAGAGTTGATTTCTGCTTCAGATTTAATTAAGCAACAACAAGATGTTTTAGCACGTAATGGTGAAAACCAACGCAAGCGTCAGAACCTTGAAAAAATCCAAGCGCAATATGCGTATAAAGGACAAGAAGTTGAACGATTAAGACAACAATTACAAGAAGCAGAAGCAGCTTACATGGCATTAGGTAACGATTTAGCAATTGCCCAAAAAGATGCCTTAGATTTAGTCGATGAGTCAACAGAAGCGCTAGAAGCTAATATCCAGCAAATCGATGAGATAAACCGTAAAGTGCGCGCGAATCTCGACAAAGATAAAGCTGAAACAGATGCTAGTGATTATAGAGCACAGTACGATAAGCTTTCTTCCGTTATTGAAGAAGTAAGAAAACAAAAAACAGAGTTACTTGCAAGTGCTGATTTACCGCTAGAAGGATTGTCAGTCGAAGAAGGAGAGTTAATCTACCAAGGGCAAAAATGGGATAACATGAGTGGCGCTGACCAATTACGTGTATCCACAGCTATTGTCCGTAAGTTGAAGCCTAACTGTGGATTTATCCTACTAGACAAATTGGAACAGATGGATATGGATACACTCAATGAATTTGGCCAATGGTTAGAGCAAGAAGGATTACAGGCTATTGCTACAAGAGTTAGCACTGGGGAAGAATGCTCCATCATTATCGAGGATGGATATGTTGCTGGCCAGGATAATATACCAGTTCAACCACCAGCACAACAGCCACCAGTAGAAACGAAAACATGGAAAGCAGGTGAATTTTAATGGAAGTCATAAGTGGGAAAATCGAGAAAGCTAAAAAAGTAGTTTTATATGGTCCTGAAGGTATCGGTAAATCTTCTCTTGCAGCACAATTTCCCAGTCCTATTTTTATAGATACTGAAGGATCCACTACAGAATTAACAGTCGATCGTTTGAAAAAACCTTCTAGTTGGACTGAATTAAATCAACAAGTGGAATGGGTGAAGGCTCAAGGTGGTCGTTTCAAAACGTTAGTTATTGATACTGTCGATTGGGCAGAACGATTAACGATTGAATTTGTTACTACTAGAGCAAACAAAGCGAGTATTACTAATTTCGGATATGGGGAAGGTTTTATCCAATTAGAAGAAGAGTTCGGTAAGTTTTTAAACAAGCTGCAAGACTTAGTGGAAGTTGGAATAAATGTTGTCCTTACGGCTCATGCGAAAATCACTAAATTTGAACAGCCGGATGAAATGGGAGCTTATGATCGTTACGAATTGAAACTAGGAAATAAAACTACTGCTAAAACAGCTTCATTAACGAAGGAATGGGCAGATATGGTTCTGTTTATGAACTATAAAACATTTAGCGTTGCAGCTGATGAAAAAGGCAAGAAGCATAAAGGACAGGGTGGCGTGCGTACTATTTACGCCACTCACCATCCAGCATGGGATGCTAAAAACCGTCATGGATTACCTGATGAGTTCCCATTAGATTATTCGTATATTGCACATATTTTTAATAAAGTTTCTGTTCAACAAACAATGCCAACGCAACAACAGGCACCTATTCAACAAACGGTTCCTATGCAACAAACACAGCCTATTACTCAACCTGTTGTTGAGCAGCCACCAGTTGAACAAGTTCAGCAGCCGACTAATCAGGAACCAGCATCAACTGCAACCAATTTAAATCCATTAATTCCACAGAGTTTACGAGATTTAATGGTGCAGCATAATGTTTCAGAAGAAGAAATCCAAATTGTTGTAAGTCAAAAAGGCTACTACCCAATGGATACTCCAATTACTAATTATGATCCGAGTTTTATTAATGGGGTACTCGTCGGAGCATGGCAGCAAGTATACGGAATGATTGAAGAGACAAGAAAAAATATGCCATTCTAAAAAATCACCAGGAGGTAAAAAAGATGAATCAAGAAAGAGAACTAAGTTGGGATGACGAGATAGAAAAGGATGGTAGTGACTTTATAGTCCTACCAGAAGGTGACTACGATTTTACGGTAACAAAATTTGAACGTGGTCGATTTGCAGGAAGTGCTAAAATGCCTCCTTGTAATCAAGCAAAATTAGAATTAACTGTTCATAGTCCAGAACATGGCGATGTAATTATTTTTCATAACTTATTCTTGCATACAAAAACAGAAGGATTATTATCTGCATTTTTTGCAGGGATCGGTCAAAAGAAAAAAGGCGAAAAGCTAAGAATGAATTGGAATACTGTTATCGGTTCAAAAGGTAAGTTGAAGCTTGAAATCAATAAATTCATTGGAAATGACGGAAACGAGAAAACGAATAACCAAGTTAAGAAGTTCTATCCATATGAGGAAGTCTTTGGACAACAACCTAATCAGCAACCTAATCAATCTGCTTATCAACAACCAAATTATCAGCAGCCTAATTATCAACAGAGTCAACAACAGCAAACGCCATTTCCTACAAATAACCCACAACAAGGCGGATTCACGCCAGGGCAATTTTAGGAGGTAAACTATGAAACTTAGAGATTATCAACAAGATGCCCGGGAAGCGATTCAAGAAATGTGGGCAAATGGAACAAGAAAAACATTATTGGTACTACCAACTGGATGTGGTAAAACGATCGTCTTCAGTAAGGTTATTGAGGACAGAGTGAAAAAGGGCGAGCGTGTTCTCGTCCTTGCCCATCGGGGTGAACTATTAGAACAAGCTGCAGATAAATTAGAAAAAAGTACAGGTCTAAAATGTGCTACAGAAAAGGCAGAGCAAACTTCAATAGGAAGTTGGTTCCGTGTTGTAGTTGGAAGTGTACAGACTATGATGAGAGAAAAACGACTAGAAAAGTTTGATAAGGACTTCTTTGACACCATCATTATCGATGAAGCACATCATTGTTTATCTGACAGTTATCAAAGAGTATTAAGCTATTTTGAGAACGCAAATGTGTTAGGTGTAACTGCAACGCCTGATCGTGGAGATATGAGAAATCTTGGCTCCTATTTTGAATCATTAGCATACGAATATACATTGCCTAAAGCAATTAAATCAGGTTATTTAAGTCCTATAAAAGCTTTAACAATTCCATTGCAATTAGACTTATCAACAGTTAGCCAACAAGCTGGGGATTTTAAAGCAAGTGATTTAGGTACAGCATTAGACCCTTATCTAGAGTCCATTGCTGATGAAATGGTAAAGAATGCAAAGGATCGTAAGATTGTAGTTTTTCTTCCTTTAGTGAAGACAAGTCAAAAGTTTACTGAAATTCTAAATGCGAAAGGTTTTCGAGCTGCAGAAGTAAATGGTGATTCGAAAGATCGTGCTGAAATATTAGAAGATTTTGAGAATGATAAATATAACGTGCTATGTAATTCCATGCTACTTACAGAAGGTTGGGATTGTCCTAGCGTTGATTGTGTAGTAGTTCTTAGACCAACAAAAGTACGTTCTTTATACTCCCAGATGGTTGGGCGCGGTACCCGACTTCATCCTGGTAAAACTGAATTATTGTTACTTGATTTTCTTTGGCATACAGATCGACACGAATTATGTCATCCAGCCCATTTGATTGCTGAAAATGAGGAAGTAGCAAAAGCGATGACTAAACAAATTGAAGAAGCAGGCATAGCTCTTGATTTGGAAGTAGTCGAACAACAAGCAGCTGAAGACGTAGTAGCCCAACGTGAGGAAGCCTTAGCCAAACAATTAGCTGAAATGAAGAAACGTAAGCGTAAGCTAGTGGATCCATTGCAATTCGAAATGAGTATCCAAGCTGAAGACCTGGCTAATTATGTTCCTTCATTTGGTTGGGAAATGGGACCTCCAAGTGAAAAGCAGGTCAATACACTGGAAAAGATGGGGATTATGCCTGATGAGATTGATAATGCAGGGAAAGCTACGAAACTATTAGAACGCTTAGAAAATCGTCGAGAGCAAGGCTTAACAACTCCTAAACAAATTCGTTTCTTAGAACAACGTGGATTCGAGCATGTAGGTACTTGGTCATTTGAAAGTGCGAAAAAACTAATCGATAGAATAGCAGCTAATGGTTGGAAGATTCCTTCAGGAATTAATCCGAAAGAATTTAAGGGTGAATAGATAACTTACATGTGGTAGAAAAGGAGATTGCAAAATGAAATTTTGGGCATTGGCTTATGAATGGCAAGAAGATATTTTCTATGACTTTGAGAAAGAAAAAGATTCATCTGATTTAAAGGAAACTTGCTTTCTTCCAACAAGAGATATGGCACTAGAAGTTATTGCAGATGAGTTAGGAGTAGATTATACACCAGTAGAAATTACATTAATACGTTTAGAAAAGAATGGTGTTTGGTCTTATGAACGTGGTGAGGTAAAAAGGTGGGATAATACTGAATTTTAATGAACCATACAAAACTATTTCGAGAAAAGTGAGGAGATTGATATGTCGATTCAAGAATATGGATTAGGGGATATTGCAGAATGTCCCCATTGTGGAAAAGAGTATGAAATGAAAAATTTAGATGAAGAAGATTATAACGACTTTGACCAATATTTTGAACATGTATCAATTTGTGAGGGGTAGTGTTCTGTACGAAACAAAAACATCATAGAAAATAAGAGAAAGTTGGTGAGTGGGTGGAGAATAAACTAGATTTACTCTCATTATTGGAATATGTTGATCCTTCCTATTTAGATTACCAAGAGTGGCTAAATGTAGGGATGGCATTAAAACAAGAAGGTTATACAGCGAGTGATTGGGAAGAGTGGAGCAAACGGGATGGGCAACGTTACCATCCTGGTGAATGCTTCAAGAAATGGACCACATTCGAAGGAAACGGAATTACTGGTGCTACCATTACCCAAATGGCAAAAGAAAATGGATGGGAACCACGTGCTCATAGAGAAGATCGTGAGCTAGATTGGAACGATGAAATTTCAATCAGTGATGATTATGTGGTTATCGATAAAAACTGGATTGAAGGACAAGAGATTAGCGAACCGACTCAATGGAATCCAGTTAAAGAACTGACTACTTATTTAGAAACATTATTTGAAGCATCTGAAAATGTTGGGTATGTCGTTTCCACATGGCAAAACGATGAAGGGAAACATTTACCCACAAAAGGAAATTGGGATCGTACTGCAGGTGAATTAATTCAAGCATTAAATGAATCAAATGGAGACATTGGCTCAGTCTTAGGTGACTATAATCCTGAAGCAGGAGCATGGATCCGTTTTAACCCGTTAGATGGAAATGGTGTGAAAAATGACAACGTAACAGAATTTCGCTATGCACTAGTTGAATCCGACACGATGGATTTAGAAAAGCAGAATGCTATTATGCGAGAGTTAGAACTGCCTATTGCTGCACTTGTTTATAGTGGGAAGAAAAGTATTCATGCCATCGTAAAAATCGATGCAGCTAATTATGACGAATATCGTAAGCGTGTAGATTATCTTTATAACGTTTGTAAAAAGAATGGCCTTAATATAGATAACCAAAATAGAAATCCTTCTCGTTTATCACGTATGCCTGGTGTGGAGCGTAACGGTAAAAAACAATTTATTATCGATACCAATATCGGTAAGCCTAATTGGGCAGAGTGGAACGAATGGATAGAAGGCATTAATGATGATTTACCGGATCCTGAAAGCTTGACGGATTACTGGGATCATATGCCTCAATTAGCTCCTCCATTAATTGAAGGAGTACTGAGACAAGGACATAAGATGTTGATGGCTGGACCGTCTAAAGCTGGTAAGTCATTTGCCTTAATTGAATTATCAATTGGGATTGCTGAAGGAGCAAAATGGCTAGGTTGGCAATGTACCCAAGGGAAAGTCCTATACGTAAACCTTGAACTTGATAGAGCCAGTGCGCTTCATCGTTTTAAAGATGTATATCAATCGTTAGGATTACAGCCAAACAACATAAGCAATATCGATATATGGAACTTACGCGGAAAGTCGGTTCCGATGGACAAGCTAGCTCCAAAGTTAATCAGAAGGGCACAGAAGAAGAATTATATTGCTGTCATCATTGACCCTATTTATAAGGTCCTCACAGGGGATGAAAACAGCGCGGATCAGATGGCCCACTTTACGAATCAGTTTGACAAGATAGCTACTGAATTAGGCTCTAGTGTTATTTACTGTCACCATCATTCAAAAGGTACACAAGGAAATAAAAAGTCTATGGATAGAGCGAGTGGATCAGGCGTATTTGCGAGGGATCCTGATGCATTAATTGACTTGGTAGAGTTAGAGATTACAGATGCCTTAATTAAGCAACAGGAAGGCGCTGCAGCTTGTTCCATATACGCTAATGCTATTAGACAAGCGAACTTTGATTATTTCGATGAACATGTAGGAATTGATGACCAACAGAGTGTATCACAGATGAATATGCATGCTAAACGTATATTGGATCCTGAACGTTTAAAACAAATAGAATCAGAGATTACAAAAGCCGTACAAAGTATTCGCGTTCGTTCTGCATGGCGTGTGGAAGGTACATTGCGCGAGTATCCTAAATTCCAGCCAGTTAATATGTGGTTCCAGTATCCAGTCCATAAAGTAGACGATACAGGCTTCTTAAAAGATATCCAGCCAGAAGGTGATGGCCCAGCTTGGAAGAAGAATTTCGAAAAGAAGAAAAAGAGTCCTAGTGATATTAAAAAAGAGCAGAATGAATCGTTAGAATTAGCCTTTGAAGCATGCTCCATTGAGGACACAATAACCCTAGAAGGTATTGCTGAATACTTAGGGGTGACAGAAAGAACTGTCAGAAACAGGATAAAAAATCATGGTGGATATCGAATTGTTAACGGGGAAGTCGAAAAGAAACCAAATAAAAAATAGTGAAAACATCGAAATGAAACGTTTCATTCCACATTTCAAAAAGTGAAATTCTCGATACATTTTCATTTCAATATTCTTTTCATTTTGTGAAAACATCGAAGTTTTTCCTTTCATTTCAAAAAGTGAAAACATCGATAATTATCGAGAATTTCAACGTGAAATGAAAACCTATATATATAATATATAAATTTCCGTTTCACTCCCTGTCGGTCATAGAGAAAAAAGGTGGTGGGCTTACGCTCCGCCCGCCACTCACTTTTCTCTTTTCTATGACAATGCAATTTTTCAACAAATTAAAAATAAAAAGTAAAAAAATGTAAATGAGAAAGTAGGAATGAAAATGAATCTTGAAATGGATAATCTAACATCCAAAATTCGTAAATGGGCTATCAAAAGAAATTTACATCTTGCGGATCCTAGTAAACAAACTTTAAAGCTAGGTGAAGAATACGGAGAACTTTGTGCCGGATTAGCTAAAGGAAAGCCAGAGCAAGTAAAAGACTCTATTGGTGATATGTTTGTCGTACTTACCATTTTGACGATGCAGCTTGGAACTACAGTTGAAGAATGCGCGGAATATGCTTATGAACAAATCAAGGATCGTAAAGGTAAGACAATTAATGGCATGTTCGTTAAGGAAGATGATTTGAATTTATGCCCTCATGATCATAACTGGGATGATTGCCCAGTCTGCAGACATTAGGAGGGTGTGAAATGAAGACAGAATTTTTCATGCCAATGAATCCGCCAACTACAACACATCAACAAAAGCAAGTAACGGTTAGAAACGGTAAGCCAGTCTTTTATGAGCCGAATGATTTAAAAGCAGCACGAGCAAAAGTAATGGCTCATCTTGGACAACATGTACCTGCAGTAAAATATATGAGAGCAGTTAGACTTATTACAAAATGGTGTTTCCCCATTACCGGTAAGCATATGGATGGAGAATACAAATATACAAAGCCGGATACGGATAATTTACAAAAATTATTAAAAGATTGTATGACAGCTAGTGGCTATTGGGAAGATGATGCTCTTGTTGCATCTGAGATAGTTGAGAAATTTTGGGCAAAGGTACCAGGAATATATATCCGAATTGAGGAGATTTGATGGACTATAAAGTTTTCTATGCAGAAGTAGCAGATTGGATAGCCCAGGCGAATCAAATGGCAGTCGGTCATGGAATGCAAAGTGAAGCGTTTTGGAAATGGGTTATGGATTCCACTGCTGCCATTTGTGAGAAATATAAAAATAACAAACTAGTAATCAATCAAATGGTTATGTTATTCCTTTGGCTAGAAGATTTTTATACAGCTGAAACAAAAGGTAATCAGTATGGCTAAGAAGAGAAAACGCCAGGCGCGATGGTTTCTGTTGTATCGTATCGAGGATGGCCAAGAAGTATATCTTTATGAACCACTGAGAAAGTATGAATTAAATTCTCGTATGAGAAACGGTTGGGAAATCATTAATTAGAAAGGGTGTAAGCAATGTCTTTCTTTGAAAAATTATTACAGGATATGTACGAAGCATCGGAAAAAAGACGTAGAGAAGCTAATTTAACTGAACAGGACATAAGAGACTTGATTGACTTAACTCTTGTTCTAGGTGATGAAGAATGGTTTATGGAGCTTACTGAAAGGTTGAATGCATTAACTGTTTAAGCGGATTAGATAACTAACGTGAGGGAGTGAAGTAGAATGCTACAAGAGATATTTTGGATAATGCTAATCTTTTTGGTTGTAGGTGGGGCTTGGTCGTTAACCGAAAAGCTAGTTTATGGACAAATAACTCCAAGAGTATTAGATGATATTGTTTGTTTAATTTTATCAATTTCACTGTACTTCAATATCTTTAAGTAATGTACATTACGAAACTTATCTGCAGAAAGGAAGGGTGAGATGAATAAAAGAACATTTAAATCCATAGATGGTTTAGAACTTTTAGTTAAAAATCGAAAGGCAGCTGTTATTTTTGAAATAGTGAAAGTGCGGGTTGATAAACAATATAATTTTAATTTTCGTTTTGATCCTGAAATATTCAAAGAATTACTAGAGCATATTGAATTAGTTGCAAATCAATCATGGGATAATTTGAACCCAAAAGAAGCAAACAGTTTAGGTGCGGATTACTGGGAGTATTATGATAAGGAACTCGATAACGATGGGATGTTGTCAATCGGAGCTAGCGGATTAAATATATCGAGACCATCTGCAGAAAGCAATCGATTATATAAATTCAACAAAAGGAAAATGGAGTCATTTATATATGATTTTAGAAAGTTGATGGAAGGATGAAGGGAAATGAATGCTAACGGCAAAAGCAATGAAGAATTGATGGACCATATTATCAAAGTTGCTTCTGAAACTGCCATTGATTATTACAAGAAGAGAGAAAAGGAGGAACGAAAAAAACGTGTAGATCGTCGTTTGCGAAATACACGGTTATTGTTAGAGAACTATAAAAATTTTAAAATACATTGCACAGAAAATGCTGTAAAGATTGATCACCTATTGGATCCTAACGATTTCGAATTTCTTGAATATGGGGATCTGGTGATTGAATCAATTGTTAAAAGCAAAAAACGGACAATTTCTATGGTAGCATACTTAGACCACATGCTGGAAGTCTATCGTGCTATAGCAGATTCTTCCAACAAGAAAGAAGAGATGAGAAAGTATCATACCATACTTAAATATTATATTTTGGATCCTAGAGTGGAATTAGAAGATATAGCAAATGTCCATGGAGTCAGCGTGAAAACAGTCAAAAGAGATTTAGATAATGCCATTAAATCCATTGCTGCCTTGATTTTTGGGGTAGATAGTGTCAGATTTATAGATTAGTAAAAAGGTCACTACTTGTCCATTGACTGGGTTTTGATAAAATGGTAATATGATAACATAAAATAATTGTGAATACGGATAAAAGGCATCTGATACCATGTGTACCAGGTGCCTTTTTTGCGTTTATGAGGTGATTTGATGAAGGCTACACCTAAGCAAAAACAGCCTAAGAAACCGAAAAAGGAAGAAAAAGTAAATTGGTTTGAGATTATGGGAATGAATCGTGATACGTATAAACGTGGTCCTGGTGGGTCGTTAAGAAATAGAAAAAAATAGAAAAAAGAAGGTAAATAGTCACCATTTGTCGAAGTAAGGTAAATGGAGGTGAGAATATATGGAAATTCGAACTACTGGTAGAAATAAATATGACATGATTATGGAGCTAGTTGCATTGCATGTGGCTCAAACTGAAAAAAACAGAAATGTAACACCGGAGGAAATTGAAGAGATTTATCTGAAATATGTCAAGTTAGTAAAGAATATTTAATACAGAAATAAGTCATCTTATTTAGTTGAGATGGCTTTTTTTATTTTATAGAAGGAGTGGTGAGGTCATGGCGAAAGGAAAATATCTTGAATGGATATCCGACGAAGGAATTTTAAAGATTGAAGGTTGGGCCCGTGATGGCCTCACCGATGAACAGATTGCACAGAATATGGGGATTAGACGACAAACTCTTTATGACTGGAAGAAAAAATATCCCGACATTTCAGACGCCTTAAAAAGGGGTAAGGAAGTTGTTGATCGTCAGGTAGAGAATGCTCTTTTAAAACGTGCATTAGGTTATCGATACGATGAGACCACATACGAACAAGTGGCTGTAAAAGATAATGACGGTAAGATTGTTGGGCACCAGTTGCAGCCTACTAAAGTTGTGACGAAAGAAGTTGCTCCGGATACAACCGCACAGATATTTTGGCTTAAGAATCGTAAGCCGAATGATTGGCGAGATAAGAAAGAGACGGAGCTTTCTGGTGGGGTAGATGTTAATAATCCTTTTGCTAATTTAACGACTGAAGAATTACGAAAATTAGCAAGAAGTGAGAAGTATGACTAACATCAAATTAGGCGCACAAATTGCCCTTGCTAAAATTGACTTTTTTGAATACTGCCATTTAAAATCTCCTGACTTTTATAAATACAACCGGAAATACCTGATTGAAGTTGCTGACGATCTACAAGCTTTTTCCGAATCAGACGATGATGTCCTTATTTTTAACATGCCGCCACGTCATGGTAAGTCTAGGACTGCCGGTAATTTCGTTGAGTGGCTATTAGGTAATAATCCAAGCCTTAAAGTCATGACCGGTTCTTATAACGAAACGCTGTCTACTACCTTTTCAAAAAGTGTTCGTAACACCATTCAGGAAGTAAAGGCAGACCCAAACAGAGCTGTATATAGCGATATTTTCCCCGGTATAAGCATTAAGCAAGGCGACGGGGCTATGAACCTATGGAGCTTGAATGGAAGCTATAGTAACTATCTAGCAACGTCTCCTACAGGCACAGCGACAGGATTCGGTGCTGACTATATTATCATCGATGACTTAATTAAAAATAAGTTAGAAGCCAATAACACTAACGTGTTGAATGGTCATTGGGAATGGTTCACGAATACCATGCTTTCCCGTTTGGAGAGTGGGGGTAAAATCATTCTCATTATGACAAGATGGCATTCTCAGGACCTTGCAGGCAGGGCATTAGACGAGTTGCCTAAACTTGGGTATAAAGTGAAGCACGTTAACCTTAAAGCCTTACAGGATGACGGCAACATGCTTTGTGAAGAAGTCCTAAGTCGAAAAGAATATGAACGTAAAACAAAAACGATGGGCGCAGATACCGCAGCAGCTAACTATCAGCAGGAACCAATTGATATTCGAGGTAAGCTTTATCCATCGTTTAAAACATACAAAGCGAACAGTCTTCCAACATTTAGAAGGATTGCTTCTTATACTGATACAGCAGACCAGGGATCCGACTTCCTGGCTTCTTTTATTTATGGGGAAACATTCGATAATGAAGCCTATATCCTTGATGTTATTTACACGAAAGACGGAATGGAAGTAACAGAGCCGTTGCTAGCTGAGAAGCTATACAAGAATAACGTGAATCTGGCACATATCGAATCCAATAATGGTGGTCGTGGGTATGCTCGTAGTGTGGAAAGGATTCTAAAAGAAAAGTTCAGTTCCAACAAAACAAAGGTACATTGGTTCCATCAAAGTCAAAATAAGATTGCAAGGATCCTATCAAATGCAACTTGGGTAATGGATCACGTTTATTTTCCAGAAGGATGGAGGAATAAATGGCCAGAGTTGTATAAGGATTTAACTAGCTATCAAAAAGAAGGTAAGAATGCCCATGATGATGCCCCGGACGCTTTAACAGGAATTGGGGAAAAAATGGGCGCAACCGTACAAATCAAAACATTCAAAGGAGGGTTGTAAATGGTTGTTTTTATTCATCCTGCAGAAGAAGAAATAACAGCAGAAGTGGTACAGAATTTTATTAAGCTTCATGAAGAAGAGCTGCCCAGGTACAAACGTTTAAAAGAATTATATGAAAGTAATGCGCCAATTCTAAGTAAGGAAGACAAAGCAGAATATAAGCCGGATAACCGTTTAGTGGTCAACTATGCAAAGTACATTGTTGATACATTTAACGGTTATTTTATTGGGATCCCTATTAAAGTCAGTCATGATGATGCTGGTATAAACGAGAGAGTCGATGAATTTCTTAAACGGAATGACATGGACGATAACCAAGCCGAACTAAGTAAGATCACGAGCATATACGGCCATGGATTTGAGCTGCTTTATCAGAATGAGGAATCAGAAACATGCAGCACTTATAACAATCCGTTAGATATGTTTATCGTTTATGACGATACTATTGCACAAAAGCCTTTATTTGCTGTCCGATATCAAAAAACAGACGATGGCACAAAAGGGCAATTGTTTACAGCGGATGAAGAAATAGCAATTTCTGAAGGGAAAGACGGATTGATTCTTTCTGATGAGAAGACTCATTATTACGGAGATGTGCCCGTTATTGAGTACATCGAAAATGAGGAAAGGCAATCCATCTTTGAATCAGTAGAATCGTTGATTAATGCCTATGACAAGGCGCTATCAGAAAAGGCAAACGACGTTGATTATTTTGCCGATGCGTATTTAGCTGTTTTAGGAGCCGAATTAGATGAGGAAGGGATTCATCGGATTAGAGATAATCGGATTATTAACTTATTCGGTACGGATAACGCTAAAGATATCATCGTACGATTTTTAGAAAAGCCTGACGGTGATACTTCGCAGGAGCATTTACTGGATCGACTCGAAAGGCTTATTTATCAGATTAGTATGGTGGCCAATATCAATGATGAATCGTTCGGAAGTGCTTCAGGAGTTGCTCTTGAATTTAAGTTGCAGCCTATGAAAAACCTTGCTGCCATGAAGGAACGTAAATTCACTTCCGGTATGAACCGTCGCTTTAAAATGGTATTTAGCGTTCCAATGTTCGTCGATGCCAATAAGAAAGATGATTGGAGAAACATTAATTACAAGTTTACTAGAAACATTCCAAGAAACGTTGCAGATGAAGCAGAAACAGCTGGAAAGCTTCAAGGCGTTGTTTCTAAGGAAACACAATTAAGCGTGCTGTCCATTGTGGATAATCCAAAACAGGAGATTGAAAGGATGGCAGCAGAAACAGAGAACCAAGCAAATGACTTTAACACTGGTCCAGACGGTGATTTTGTGACAGGAGGGGAAGAATAATGGATAACACTCAATTTGAGGATTTCTGTAAGAATCTTGCCGATGCGATTAACTGTTTTTGTGAGACTTTTAGAAACTTGCTTGAAACACTCCGATCGACTATTAGAAAGATAAAGCGAGCAAAAGAAATTAAAGTCAGCTGGCATGCTCCTGTTAAGATAGTTAAATCCAGCCAAGTACTTAATCGTAAACCGCGCTTCATTGTTGCAAGGAGTAATTGTTAATGGATGCTGAAAGAAAGTCCTACTGGGAGAAAAGGATGGTCCAACTATTCACTGCCCAGGATAAAAAGAATGCCAAGTTTGAAAAGAAAATGAGAAAAGAATACCTCCGTGTGGAAGAGCAGCTGAGAAAAGAAATAGCCAGCTATTACACGAAATACGGAAAAGACGGAGTTATAAAATACCGTAAACTTGTGCAGTCGTTGACGGAAAAAGAGCGTGATTTGCTGTTTCAGGATTATGACGAGTTTGCAAGACGTAATCCTGAATACGCTCACTTAATGCCTATACGGGAGTCTATTTACAAGCTCAACAGATTAGAAGGTTTACAGCTTGACATTCGTATGAGAATGATAGAGCTCGGGTCCTTTGAAGAAGAAGAATTTCGGAAGTTGCTTGAAGAAGCATACGAAAATGGGTATTTGTCATCGATGAAAGGATTAAAAAATCCCCCAGCTTTTTTTGTTATTAACAATTTGGCTATGCAGCAGACGCTTAACGAGAAATGGATCAATGGAGGCAATTTCTCAACCCGTATTTGGGGGAATAAAGAAAGATTGCTTAATGCTTTGAATGCTGAAATTAGAGATGGCATTATTCGCGGAGATGATTTTAGGCAGATGTCTAAAGTAATCCAGTACCGTACTGGAGTCGGAGAGAACGATGCCAAAAGGTTACTGCAGACTGAATACAATTTCGTCATGAATCAAGCTAATAAGCAGGCATTCTTAGATGCAGGTGTAACTCGTTATGGGATATCTGCAGTTATGGATAGAAAGACAAGTAAAACATGTAGAAGTTTAGACGGGGAACAGTTTGATTTTGAGAGTGCAAAAGTCGGAGTGAATTATCCTCCCTTTCATGCACGCTGCAGAACAACGGTTATCCCATTAGAAGATTAGGAGGTTATGACTTATGTCTATTTTAACCGCATTACAGTATGGGGCTTGTTTAATCATTTTAGCTATTGCCTTGTCGATAAGCATTATGCTCGTTGGGGCAACAATAAAAGAATTAAAAAGAACTTGGAAAAGGTGATCGTATTGAAATCAACTTGCGATAAGTGTGGCGAAGAGTTTGAAATAGAAGTCAAAACAGAGCTAATCAAGAATATTGAAAAAACCTATTTCACTTGTCCGCATTGTAAAAATGAATATATAGCATTTTGCACTAACCAAAGTGTTAGAAGAAAACAAGCTGAAATGAAAATGCTGCACAAAGAAGCAAGGCGCGCTAAAACTTTGAGACAACTTGAAAAGATACAATTAAAAATCGAGAATTTAGAAGTGCAAGCAAAAAGTGAAATGGAAGAATTGAAAAAGTCGCTCTTAAGTTAGGAGGTATTAGATGCCTATAGAAAATCTAATCAATAATGATATAGCTTGGACTGTTGAAGAAATAAATAAGCTATATCGAGAGGGTAAGATAAAAGGTTTCACCGTTCAAATAATGCATACAAATGGTGAATTTTCAACAGCCTCATGTGGGGACATATCTTTCTTAGAAAAATTGGGAATGGTTGAAACTGCTAAAAATGATATTTTCATAAGCGCTAACGATTAGTCCTAACGAGGGCTATTTTTTATGTCCATAACCGTGCTGGTGACTTTAAACTGCATGAGTATAAAAGACAACCAAGTCTTAAAAAAGCGAGGAGAATAATCATGAAAGAAATTATAGAAAAAGCATGGCCCAAAGTATCACCTAGCAATCTGTTGAAATTAGATTTACAGTTTTATGCTGATGATCCGGAAGACCCTAATCCGAATCCTGATCCCGATCCAACGCCTGATCCTGACCCAGAACCACCAGCACCAGGTAAAACTTACACGCAGGAAGAGCTGGAAGAGATCGTAAAACAAAGGGTTGCCCGCGAGAAAAAGGCAGCAGAGAAGGCAGTTAAAGAAGCTGAGAAGCTAGCCAAGATGAATGAGGAGCAGAAGAAGCAATATGAGTTCGATAAACTTCAAAAAGAGTTAGAGGACTACAAGAGAAAAGATGCCTTCTATTCCCTTTCTAAAGAAGCTACAAAAATGCTAGCTGAAAAGGATATTGTTGCCGATGATGAATTACTTTCCTTTGTCGTGAAAGAGTCTGCAGAAGACACTCAAACAGCCGTTAATAGCTTTATTTCATTAGTGGATAAAAAGGTACAGGAGGGCGTGAAAAAGGCTTTAGCTGGTAAACCGCCTAAAGTGACTACTAACAACGGTAAACCACTTACAAAGCAAGACATCATGGCAGAGAAAGATGCTGTAAAGCGTCAAAAATTAATTACTGAAAATATGCACCTATTTAAATAATTAGGAGGAAAAGACAATATGACATATTCAAAGAAAGAATTTCGTTTACCATTAAACCTACAGTTTTTCGCTGAAGACAACCTAACTAAAACAGGGGATTTAGCGAAGGCTGCTGCTATCGATTTTACAGAGCGCTTTGGTTCTAACCTTTCAAAATTAATTGAAGCGCTAGGGGTTACTCGAAGAATGCCCCTTACGAACGGAATGACAATTAAGACTTATAAATCTACAGTAACAATGGCTGCGGAGGATGAGGTTGGTGAAGGCGAAACAATTCCACTTTCTAAAGTTACTACTGAACCAGCTGACATTATCGAATTAACATTTAAGAAGTATCGTAAAGCTGCTTCTGTAGAATCTATTCAAAAGCATGGTTACGAACAGGCAATTGTTGAAACTGATGAAAAGCTTCTTCGTGAAATTCAGAAGGGTGTACGTACTCGATTCTTCAATTTCTTAGCATCAGGTACTGGCACTGCAACAGCTACAACTTTACAAGGTGCATTTGCTCGAGCGTGGGGTAAAATTCAAACATTATTCGAAGATGATGCAGCTCAAACAGTAGCTTTCGTTAATCCGGAAGATATTGCGGACCATTTAGCAAATGCAGAAGTAACTACTCAAACAGCTTTTGGCTTAACATATATTCAAAATTTTGCTGGGGTAGATACAGTTATCATCAATACCTCCGTACCAAGAGGAAATGTATACGCTACTGCTCCTGAAAACATTGTTCTGGCTTACGTACAAATCACTGGGGGAGAAATAAACAAAGCGGATTTCGGCTTTACAACTGAAGAACTTGGTCTAATCGGCGTAACCCATGATATCCAAAAGAAAAATCTTACTGCAGAAACAATCGCATTATCAGGAGTAACTTTATTTGCTGAACGTCTCGACGGGGTAGTGAAAATAACTATTGAGGAACCAATTCCGGAAGTTTAATTAAGAGAGGATGAATAGAACATGGGTTATAAAGTAATTGATCCGTTTAAGGATGTAGAAGATGGAAACTATTTGTATCCGAAGGTGGGGGAAAAGTATCCAAGAGAAGGATACGAACCTAGTGAAGAGCGTATCAAAGCTTTATCATCTACAAACAACCGAAAGGGTAAACCGTTTATTGCGTATGAAGAGGATCCTGAGGCACCCGAAAATTCAGAAGAAGATGAAGTTTTCCCTAAACACACAGGGGGAGGCTATTATGAGCTTTCAAACGGTGAGAAGGTAAAAGGTAAGGACGCAGCTGAAAAAGCCGAAGACGAGCTAAAGGTTGATTAATATGGCTATTAAAGAACGAGTATTAATTCGTAAACCTGAAGCCAATCCTGCGCTTTTAGATGAATTAATAAAGACAGCTTTGGACCGTATCAACTTACGATTAGGTCTTACCCTCCTGCCACCAGAACTTGAATCAGTAGCAGTCGAAGTGGTTTGTGCAATGTACAATAGGTCTCAATCTAGCAATGAGGGGATTAAATCGGAGAATGTGGATACCTTCAGTGTCACTTTTGTAGATGATATTTTAGAAGAGTATGAGACTGATTTTGCTAGATATCTCGAAATGAAAAATAAACAGGATAACGGAAATAGGGGAGTGGTGAGATTCTTATGAGATTCTATCCACTCTTTTTATATGCAAACAAAAAAATCGGAAGCGATCAGCTGAACAATCCTATTTATGAAAAAGTCTTAATAGGAGAATCAATTGGTCGCTTTTCTTCTTGGTCAGATAAAGAAGTAGCTTTGGATAAACGAGAAGTTACGGTCAATAGTCGTAAAATCCTTACTCGAGCATCGAAAGCTGTTATCGATGAAGCTAAGAGCGTTAAGATTAATGGCCTATATTACGCAATTAAAGAAGTAACAGGCGATGATTATGACAGATGGCGATTAGTCATTGTAGATCGTTATGGAAGTGAGAAGCCGTGAGGATAACCATTCAAGGGGCTGATAAGCTGGCAAGAAAGTTAAGAGAGAAAAGTCAAACTGACTTTATTGCTGTTTCTCAGAAAAATGCTCGAGACATTTATGCCAGGTCTCAACGTGCTGGAGGTACTCCTGTTGGAGAAACAGCTCAATTGCGACTTTCTGCAAGGTATCAAGGCGATGAAGTAGGTTACGGTGTCCATTATGCTCCTCACGTTGAGTATGGGCATCGATTAGTAAATGGCGGATATGTTCCTGGCCAGTACTTTTTAAAACAAAATGTCGATACTCAACGGCCAATCTATAAACAAGACTTATTAGAAAAAATAAGGGAGTAATACTAGATGATGCAAAAATTATCGTTTATCTCCATTCTTGCTGCAGTTATTCAAAAAGTGGAGGCAAACACAGAATTAAGGTGCTATGACGCTGTACCAAAAGATAATCTCGTACCTTATTACCATGTTGAAATGTTAGGTTCTATTCCGGAGAAAAGCAAAACGATGCAGAAGGATAGATACCAGGTCGTTATCCATGCACACACAGAAGGTGGAGGATCTGAGAAAATATTCAACGCTATTCAAAAACTCGAAGAAGCTTTATCGGAAGATATCGAGTTACCAGGCGATTATGAGGTAACGCTGCAGGTACCTAACGGAGTATCTCAAATTTTAGACGAAGCAGACGGAACAAAGCACGCTGTTATTGGCTATGATTTCGTTGTCTTTTCAGGCTACAAAATGAAAATATAGGAGGGCTATAAAATGAGCCAAGCTTTATATACAGAACTATCAGGAAAGCTAAACAAAGCTATTGCTGGTAAAGATATTTTGCTATCCATTTGGGACCAAACAGGAAGCGTATTGTTAGCTATTGCGGGTCAACAAGGTCTAACGATTAACCGTGATAAGGACACTATCGAAGTTACATCGAAGGATGCAAATGGGTGGAAAGAGTTTGTTGTCGGCTTAAAAGAATGGTCCATCGATAACGACGGTGTGTATGTTCGAGACCATGCTTCCCATAAACAATTAAAAAAATTATTTGAAAGTGACGATCCATTTCTAATCAAAGTTACGAATCAAAAAACAGAAACGGATATGTTTGGTGGTTTAGCTTTATTAACATCGTACCCAATCGAAGCACCTTACGATGACGCGGTTACTTATACCATTTCGTTACAAGGAACAGGTGAATTAGTAGATTTAGAAGACGAAGCACAAACACCAGAAACACCAGAAGTGTAAGGGAGGAAATTAAATGTTTACAGTTGATGGCGTAACATACACGCTTAAGTACAATACAAAAAAGGTTGAAACAATAGAAACAATCACTAAAACAAGTATAGTTGGTGAGATTACAAAAAGTAATGGCATCTTACCCATTGGGGCATTAAGACAATTATTTTCTTTTGCCTTAGTGGAAGAGTCCACAAATGAGGTTGTTAAACAAAGTAAAGCAATTGAAATGTTTGATAAGCTCATCGAGGAAAATGGCTTGATGACTGTTAACATGGCCATCATTGAGAAATTACGAGATGACATGGGGTTTATGTTCCGTTAGAGCTGATCGAAAGTGATCTGCCTAACAAATACGATCCAACCCCAGCAGATATAAGAAGAGCAGAATTAGCTAAGCCTTTCAACCATGAAATGGACTTAGCTTTTTTTGTCGTTGAATTTGGCTTTACTCCAGATGAGTATTACAAATTAACCGAAAAAGAAAAGTTATTTATCAAAAAAGCGCATGAAAATAAATTCATCCATGATACTACCTGGACGAGAAACGCGGTATTGAATGCAGAAGCAAATATTAATAAGAAAAAGGGCAAGAAGTTTATCGATTTGTTCCCTAAGAAAGCCCACAAGGTGGACAAGGAATATAACGAATCTGCAGTTAACACAATTCTCGAAATGGAGAAGAAGAAAGGCAAAACTTGGGTGGAAAGAATCTTCAAAGCTAATCGAATTAAATCTCCTAAGAAGGGAGGTAACTAGATGGCTGATTATACATTAGCTGCAAAGATAACTGGGGATGCCAGTAGTTTTACAAGATCTTTTGGGGATGCATTAGAAAAAGCTAATGCATTATCGGAACAGGTGAAATCTGCAGGTCAAAAAGTCAGTGATTTTGGAAAGAAAACAGCGATGACTGGAGCCGGTATTACTGCGGGTATTACCACTCCATTTGTTGGGGCCATTAAAATGACAGCTGACTTTGATAGTGCGATGCGGAAAGCTGGAGCCATCGCGGGAGCAAGTGCAACGGAATTAGATGCAATGACTAAATCGGCGTTAGATTTAGGAGCGAGTACATCCCTATCCAGTAGTCAGGTAGCTGTTGCCATGACAGATATGGCTGCGAAAGGCTTTGACGCAAATCAAGTTATTGCAGCGATGCCTGGAGTAATTGCTGCAGCTGAAGCATCGGGGGAAGATTTAGCCCTAACTGCCAATACTGTTGCAGCTGCCTTGAATGGATTCCAGTTAAAAGCTGAAGACTCCGGAAAAGTTGCTGATATTTTAGCAATGGCGGCCAATAAAACCGCAGCTGGCGTAAGTGACATGAGTTATGCCTTTAAGTATGCAGCGGCTCCAGCAGCAAGTTTAGGAATCAGTATAGAAGAGTTATCTGCAGCTACAGGTCTTATGGTCAACGCTGGTTTGGATGGTAGCCAAGCAGGCACATCTTTACGTATGGCCTTAATCAGATTGGCCAAGCCTACTGAAGAGTCATCCAAGACTATGGAAAAGTTAGGTTTTGATGTCTTAGACGCAAAAGGTAACTTTAAACCGTTAAATGAAATTATCGGCGAGTTAACAAAGTCCATGGATGGGATGACAGAAGCTCAAAAGCTTGCCAATTTAGCAACCATATTTGGTACCGAAGCAGCAACCGGAATGCTTATCTTGATGAACCAAGGGCAGAAGGGCATTAAAGGGCTGACAACAGAGTTAGAAAACTCATCCGGTGCAAGTGCTGAAGCTGCAGCACAGATGAAAGCAGGTATAGGTGGGGCATTAGAAAACTTATCCGGCGCTATAGAATCAGCGACTATAGCCCTCATGAGTAAGTTAACTCCGTTTATTACTGATCTAGCTAAATGGACTACTAGTATAGTAGAAAAGTTTAACAATTTAGATGAAGGAACCATGACAATGATTGCGATGGCAGCAGGTATAGTTGCTGCATCCGGTCCTGTTCTATCCATCTTAGGATTAATGGCGATGGGAATAGGAGGGCTAGTATCTGCGGTAGGATTCTTAATTAGTCCTATCGGACTTGTTATTGCTGCCATAACGGGGTTAGCAGCCGCATTTGGATATTTTATGGCCACGAATGAAGCATTTAGAAACAATGTCATTTCCGTATTTCAATCTGTCGTGTCGTTTATTCAAACTACTGTAGGACAGATAAAAACACTACTGGAATCGATGTACGATGTCGTTTTTGGCTCAATGAGTGTGAAGGATAATGCAGATCTATTGGCAAGTATCGGATTTGATCCGGAGATTGCAAGCAGGTTGATGTCCATTACTTCAAAGTTAGGCGGTATAATCACATCATTTTGGGATATCTGGTTTGGGTCCATGAGCGTAAAAGACAATGTTGATTTCATGCAGATGTTAGGAATATCTGAAAGTACAGCAACTAGAGTAGGAAACATTGCCACAACAATCCAATCCCTAGTTACAGGAGCGATTGACATCATTAAGGCAACTATCTCATCAATGCCCGGCGTTTTTAGTTCAGTGATGGGTACATTAGGAGGAATTATTGGAAGCTTAGGGACAATATTTAGCTCGGTATGGCAAGTAATTCAAACATTCTTTACTAGCTTAATAGGAGGGTTCCAATCAGCTGGAGGAGTCGGTAGTGGTTTTGGCATTCAGATTCTTTCACTGTTCTTAGGACTTAACCCGATTGTAAAGATGGCCATATCCCTATTTCAAAACTTTGGCCCACAAATAGCTTCAGCATTTCAGCAGATAATCGCTATGGTATTACCGGTAGTAGCGACTTTAGGAACAGCTCTAGGACAATTAGCTAGTGCGGTCATACCGTTAATTATGCAAGCTATATCAACGTTGATTCCGGTCATAATACAGATGGGAATGACAATGATGACCATTATAAGCGCAGTGCTTCCAATCTTGATTAGTTTGTTTAATCAGCTATTTCCGATCATTATGCAGGTCGTGATGATTGTTATTGATTTAGTGGCTCAATTCATGCCCCTTGTAGCAGTGATAATCAGTTCATTGCTTCCGGTTATTCAGAATTTAATCCTGGCATTTATGAACATTGTTCAGGCTGTTGCGCCTGCCTTTATAGCGATTATTCAGCTGATAATTGGCGTAATTCAAGCCATGCTTCCGATTATCATGAGTATTATTACAGTTGTGGTCCATGTCTTTGCTGGAATTGTTTCAACCATAAGCCCTATTGTAGCTTTTATAGCTGGAATTATATCCGCAGTCATGTCAGTGATTTCTCCGATCATTGTTTTTATAGCAGGAGTAATCTCTAGCATAATTGCTGCCATTCGACCAATCATCGTAACGGTGACTGGTATTTTTAATACCGTTTTTTCTGTGATTAGTGGAGTATGGCGCAATATTATGACTTTTATTGGATCAGCGATTAACAAAATAAGCTCTATCATTAATGGGATTAGCTCAACGGTATCTAATGTTTTTAGTACTGTTTTTAGTACGATATCGCGAATTATGGATAAGGTATCTAGCAAAGTTTCTGGAGTATTTGATGCAATCCAGAGTGCTTGGTCAGGACTAACTTCATTCGTGAGTGGAGTGTTTAGTGGTATATCGGGATCTGTAGAATCACTAGTTGGCCAGGTAAAAGGATTCGTTAACGGGGTAATTGGTGGAATAAATTCAGCGATCTCCATTATCAATAAGGTTCCGGGCGTTAGCATTAGCAAAATACCTCAACTTGCTCGTGGTACTGATGATTGGCAAGGTGGATTTGCTCGAATCAACGAAGGTGGACGTGGGGAATTAGTTGGTTTACCTAACGGTTCTCAAGTTATTCCTCATGATGTAAGCATGCGATACGCTCGAGAAGCTGGAAGAAATACTAGCGATCAATCAGTTGGTAGATATCAGCCTGTTGGCAATGATATGAGTCGAGTGGAAGCTTGGTTAGAAAAGATAGCTAACAGTAATCAAGTGGTTGTCCTGGACAGTGGGGCGATTGTTGGCGGCACATTTAACGAATATGACCGTGTTGGTGGTACAAAAACAGTCTTAACAGAAAGGTGGGAGTATTGATGGGGGAAATTATAGAAGGCTTTACCTTTTTCGATGAACATACTAAAGAGTACAACATGAAATTGAAAGAACGTCTTGCTCCCACTCCTGAAGAGAACACAATCACTGAAGAAGTGCCTTTTATGCAAGGATCATATGATTTTTCGATGATTTTAGGAGAGAGAATCTATAAAAATAGGACTCTCTCTTATCGTTTTGAAGTAGTAGAAAGAGGATATCAGCACCGTAAAGTCGATGAGATTGTATTAAAGAATTGGCTTATGAAAAATGGATGGGGAAAGTTATATGATGATCATGACGATGGATACTATTATTGGGCGAAATGTACAAGCGTCACAGTTGAAGACGATCATACCTATGGAAGATTATTAATTAGTATTTCATTCGAAGCTTACCCATTTATGAGGGCTATTTTTGAAGAAGGTCACGACATATGGGATGAATTTTATTTCGAGCTAGATTATTTTCAACCAAACGAGTTTGCGATTAATGGACTCACAACTATAAAGGTAAAGAATGTTGGTGCCATAGGGGTCGTTCCAACTATTATATCCTCATCTCAGATGACAATTATAAAGAATGGAATCTCTTATTCCGTACCTGCAGGTGAAAGTAAAAATGAATCCTTCAGATTGGGGATAGGAGAGAACTTAATGACGATTAACGGTACCGGAATGATTAAATTTATTTTTTATAAGGAGCTACTGTGATGTATGAAGTAACTATATATGACGGTCCTGCTGACAAAGTAGGTATGGTTATACATTCCCCATTTCCTAATAAGGTGAAGTTGTCAGCAGGAAGTGTAAAGCTGTTACTGAAGAGTATATCAAATGGGTCCCTTACCATTAACCTAAGTAATCCTGGATGGGGGAGGATAAAACCTTTAGTCACTTTGATTCGCATCAAAGACATTAACCGAAATCAAACAGTCTTTAAGGGGCGTATTTTAAAGCCTACACACACTATGACTAGTAACGGTATGTTTAGTATCGAATACGCAATAGAAAGTGATATGGCGTATTTAAATGACTCTAATCAGCGATTCGGAGAGTACCACAATATTACAGTCAGACAATTTTTCGAAGTAATGATCGAGAATCATAACAGGCAAGTAGAACCCCATAAACAATTTAAGGTTGGAAATGTAACTGTTACAGATTCCAATGATTCGTTGTATAGGTATTTAGGATATGAAAAGACTTTTGCCACGATTAAAGACAAGCTGATAGACCGTCTAGGTGGATACCTGATTGTCAGGGAAGAGCCAGACGGTAATTACATCGATTATTTAGCAGAAGTAGGAGAAGATTCTCCAACTGAAATCAGACTCCGAAAAAATTTAAAGGACATGAAGCGTGAGATTGATCCACTTGGAATCATTACACGCTTAATTCCATTAGGAGCGAAAATTGAAAGTGAAGATGAGGAAGCAACAGATGCTAGCCAAGCAAGGATTGATATTAAGGAAGTAAATAACGGCTTAGATTATATAGACGATCCCGAAATGATCGATGAGTTTGGTGTGATTACTGGAACATTAGAGTTAGATGATGTAACAGACAAAAATACGATTAAGCTACGTGGCCAACAATTCTTTGCAAGTCAAAAGGCAGCAAAGGTTACTTACTCGCTCACACCAGTTGACGTAAGTTTAATAGATGAATCTTTTGACGAGCTGCAAGTGGGAAATCGACATAGAGTCATTAATGAAGTGTTCGGAATTGATGATCAGCTGCAGATAATCGAAAAAGAAATCGATATCCCTAATCCTACTAAAATAGCACTGACAATTGGAGAGAAGTATCAGACTCTTACCCAGTATCAGATTAATATTAGAAAGCAAGTAAGAAGCGTGGAAACACTTGAAAGACAAGTAACTGCCTACTCTAATAAAATTGTAGCCGTCTCAACAGAATTAGAAAATACGAAACAAACACTGAAACAAACCCAGGAAAGAATAGATAGCTATGAAAATGTAACAGATGGAGACATTGCGGCTATTAGTGAGTCTGTGGAAGGTTTATTAAGCGCCATTGCAAGCATACAGACGGCAATCGATAATCTAAATCAAATTGTTTCAACCGAAGATATTCTTCAGATGAAAAACGGTATAGCATCAAATACCGAAAATATAGGTTTAATTAATGAAGAAATTATAGCGATTAACCAGTCTATCAAAGACTTAACAGATAGGATAATTGCTTTAGAATCGCCTCAGGAGGGAGAATAATAATGTCCTTTATTCAAGACATAATAAATACTATAAGAGTAGCAGAAAAAGGTAGTCAAGTCAGAGGAAGTATTGCTGATGGAATTGAGGAAATAAGTAAAAAAGTAGAATCTACCACTTCGGAACAAAAATCTTTATTTGAGATGTTCAAGAGCTTGGTTATTAATGAAGGAAATTCAAATGCAGAAATTGCAGCTAGTCGCGGAACGGCAGATTGGTTACCCGATAGATTGAATGGAGTCGATAAACAGTTGGTCGGAACAGCAAATCTAATTGGATTCAATTTTGAACAGCAGGGAGGTGTTCCGAATGATGATTCATTAGAAACAGCTCAAGCGAACACTAAATTATTCAGAGATCTAATGTATACATGTTACGTGATGGGCGGAGGAACTGTAAGTATTCCCAACGGCACTTTTTACTTTGCCAAATATGATGAGGTAGAAATCGTTATGGCTTATAGCAATGTAAACGTGAAAGGTGTTGGGATGGAAAAGTCCATACTGAAGATTATAGAGGAAGAATCTAGCGCAGGAGGATATTCGTTCTTCAGAAACCTTAGTAGCTTAAATAATGCAAACTACAGTGATTTCACGATTGATATGTATGCCCAAACGATGCATCATTACGGACCAGGCGGAAAAGCCTTCTATATTCAAAAATTAACAGACTGTACGTTTAAGAACCTAAAGCTAAAAGGTACTCCTTCAACTGCATTAGGGATTGACCATTTAGTTAATGTACACATAGATAATGTGCATTGTTATGAATGCGGTCGTTTGTGGGGGTACGTTCTAGAAACAGAAGGGATATTACCTTTTGTTCCTACTAATCCAAAGTCACATAACACTTATCCTGGCGGTGCAGGAATTGGAATTGGAACAGGCAACATTGACGGAGAAAACTTTAAGATAACAAATTGCACAGCAGAATTATGCGGCCACTATGGTATATTTGTTGAACATCAACGCTTGTATAGTTCAAGTGCTTTAAAAGAGTCTAAAGATATTATCATTGCAAATAATATTTGCCGGAATAATAGATTTGCAGGAATAGGTATTAGAGGTGGAACAAGGATTTCGTTAGTAGGGAATGAATCATATGGCAATGGTTGCTATGGTTTATCAATAGATTCGAAAGGCGTTCTCGATCCAGTAGTGACTCTTAAAGATGCTATTATCATTGGCAATATCTTTAATGAAAATGGGTTGGATGGATTGCACATTGATGGATTCTGTAATATCGATGGTATCGATATTAAAAACAATAAATTGTTAAATAATGCCCAATATGGAATTGGTTTGGGACATTACAATTATTCAGAATTAACGTATACAATGCAACAGAACATCGTTTTTGCAGGTAACACATTGTACGGAAATAAAGAAGGGGATATTTATCAAGATTCCAAGAGAATGATAGATTATATTAATCTAATTATCGAAAATAATTATAATTTATTACCGGTATCTCCAATGGAAATTATTGATGATACAGACAGCAGAATTCTTTACTCCGGAAAGGGTTGGCAAACGGTAACAAGCAATTCTTGTTTCGGCGGCACGTCCCATTATGCAAATACTGCACATGGATCTACAAGTTGCAAGATCGTATTTAAAGGAACAGGATTTAAATGGTTTTCTCCAACTAGTAGAGATAAGGGGAAAGCAGCTGTTTCAATTGATTATGGGGAGCCTTTTATTGTTGATTTGTATTCAGAAGATTCACAAACTACGCATGTTGTCAGCGAAATCAATGGGTTAACTAACGCTTCCCATACAGTAACGATTGATTATTTAAATTCGAAAAATCCATTATCTTTAGGGTATGGAATTAATATAGACGCATTTATTATACTCGATGGAGAGTTATTAGATCCGAGTGCTGATAACAAGGTAAGAGTTGAGGACGGTAACGATAAAATTACACTTGCAGGTGCATGGAGTAATTCAAGTGGAGATATGTATAGTAATGGCATCTGCCGTTTTACAAATACAACAGGATCTTATGCTCAATTTAATTTCACAGGTACTCAAATTGACGTCAGAGTCCCAACTGGACCTGATAAAGGTAAAATTAAAATTACGCTTAACGGAGTAGAAACTATTGTTGATGAGTATACTCCAACAACAGAGTATAACAAAGTAGTATTTACGGCTGATAATTTAGATTCTAACACCACACATTCGATTAAAATAGAATATATGGCAGAGAAAAATGCAGCAAGCACCAATGATAGAATTGTTATAGATTCTTTTATCATTTATGATGGTGATATTGTCTAATAAGATTTCAGAAGCTGTTGTTCGGTAAAAAAAGTCCCTTTCCAGATGGATTGGGGCTTTTCTAATTTTGTTAGATTAATGATTACTTGAATAGCTTTTTTACTATCTTTAAGGAGGAGTGTCTGGTGAATAAAGAAAAGGTTATAGAAATCTTTAACGAGTTATTAGAAGCATGGGAAGTTGCAGAAGGGGATGTAATCCATTATAGCGGAGACGCAGGTGACTTCGAACAGTTAAGACAAGAGAAAAGAAACTTCGAAGAACGATTTAGAGAAGCACTTAATTCTTAGTGTTTCTTTTTATTACCTTTAAGGGGGTGAAAACCTATGTATAGAGAGAAAAAGGGGGAATGGGAAAATGCCAACACAGGAGGTACCAAAAACTATGGAGGAAAAAGTTGAAAACCATGAGGAAAGGATTAAAGCACTCGAAGATTATCAGCAAAAACAAGAGAAATTGAACAATGAAATTAAATCTCAACTATTTGCTACCGAAAACACTGTATTGAAAGAGTCTGGCAAGCAACAGGATTTAGTACAAAAACTTCTTGATCATGTTTTAGAAGAAGATAAGGAAGACCGAAAAAGTTCGAGGGACCGTAAAACATATACTCAACAACAAATATGGAAAGCGTTAGGGATTATCTGCGGTAGCGGAGGAATCCTTTTTTTATTGATTAAAAGCTATTTCAATCTGTAGGAGGATTAAAAACATGGAACAATTTCAATCTCAATTTTTTTTATTGGTGGCTATTGCAGCAATATTAGTTGCTTTAGTTGTTGCTGTAGTGCATGTATTAAAAACAGCATTTAACATTTCAAATCGCTACGCTCCACTTCTATCAATTGCAGTGGGATTAATTATTGGCTTTGTAACGTATTTCTTGCCAGCTATTGAATTCTCATTAATGCAAATGGTTTTCGCTGGGTTTATTGCAGGATTAGCAGCTTGTGGTGCTTATGATCTATCGAAGGTAAAAAAGTAAGAGTGGCTTAATAGCTGCTCTTTTTTTTATGAGGTGATTGTATGTTGAAACAATGGTTATTGATTTTATCGCTAGTCTTTAAGGCTGAAGAAGATCCGGATATCTTGGACGAAAAATATTGATTGGAGGAATGGAAAGTGAAATTATCTAATACTGGCTTATCATTAATTAAGTCGTTTGAAGGTGTACGTCTAACTGCTTATAAAGCAGTTCCAACGGAAGAACATTGGACAATCGGTTATGGCCACTATGGTCCAGACATAAAACAAAATATGAGGATTACTCAAGATCAAGCTGATGAATATTTTAGAAAGGATGTTGCCCGGTTTGAAAAAGCTGTAAACGACAATGTGAAAGTACCACTTAATCAAAATCAATTTGATGCATTGGTAAGCTTTACCTACAATGTCGGTGCTGGTGCATTACAAAGAAGTACTTTACTTGAATTGCTAAACCAAGGTAAATATGAAGCTGCTGCCAATCAGTTTGACGTATGGAACAAATCAAGCGGTAAAGTATTAGCTGGATTAGTCAAACGTAGAGCAAAGGAAAAGGAGTTATTCTTAAAAGATTTACCAAAGGAAAAAGTAGTAAAGCCTAACGTAGAAAAAGTATCTGCGGAGATTGTTACTAAACCAAATAAGCCTTCCACAACTAAGAAAGTCATCAAGACATACAAAGTAAAAAGCGGGGATGCATTGAGTAAATTGGCATCTAAGTGGGGAACAACCGTTAAACGGCTGCAAGAATTAAATGGTATTAAGAATCCTGATAAAATTTATATTGGACAAACACTAAAGTATGAAACTACAGGAAATGTAGATAACATCAAGCGATACCATACAGTTGTTAATGGCGACAATGTAACAAAGATTGCTAAAAAGTATGGTACGACAGTATCAGCAATCAAGAAACTGAATCCTGGTATTAAGAATATTAATTTAATCTATCCAAAACAAAAAATCCGCATAAAATAATACGAATGGATATAAAATAGTTGTACAACATGATTACCTCTCATACAAAAGCCCTTCTCACTTAGAGATGGGCTTTAAATTTATGCAAAAAATTTCAAATAGGTGAATATCAGTCCTATTACAGCAATCCCAGTACCAACAATCCATTTTATTGATTCAACCTTATTTTTTCTATGGAACTCTCTTTCTTTTAGAAATAAAATTTCGAGGTTTTTTTCATGAAGATCAAACTTATTATTAAATTTTGATTCGAGCGCTTCTAAATCCTTTTGAGTAACGAAATTGTCCATACTTCCGCCACCTCCTCCACTACCATTATCATACACTCTTTTGTTACGATACTGTTCTAATTCTTTAACTTCCGCCATATTATTTCTCCTTCTTAAATACCTTAAATGGAACCTTTGTTTCAAAAAATTTACCTACGTATACAGATTCATCAAGCCCCATTTCCCCTAAATGTTTATGAGTAAAGCTCATTTGTAAAAAGTAATAATTAGAAATAAAATCGATATCCAAAAAATCATCATCCACTGGAATGTCTAACATCATATCTTGCACATCTTTAAAAATTTCTCTACCTGGATCATATTCAATGACAAATCGTCTTACTGTAGTGGTTTCTTTTCCTCCGAATTGATGAAATAAAGTAATATGCAAAGCAATGTAATCTAATTGTTCGTGAATTTGTGGTATGGTTCTTTCATTTAATCCACAGATTGTGAATTCAACAGTTAATCTGTTTTCTTCTCCTTCGTACAATATCAAATATGGTGAATCTTCTTCCTTAGTTGATAATCGTAAGAAAGATATTGAAGGTAATAAGTTAGTAGAACTCATAAAATCTTCCTTTCTGCACTTTCCATGTAGTACTTATTCTATAGTATATCTATTTCTCCTTTTATTTTCCAAGAAGGAAAATGTTAATAAATGTCGAATACATAATTATCAAAGATAAGGAGGAATGTATATGAGAGACCCAGGCGGAGGCACAGGATGGGGATTAAGTAAAGACCCTGGTGGAGGCTCTGGTCACCATGATCCAGGCGGCGGTGGCGGCCATTAATATTTTCCTACTCAATTGAGTAGGTTTTTATTTTGTCAATCCTGTGAACTAACAGGAATATAGTCCTTAAACAAAGAATCCTCCTTAGTATGAAAGGAGGGATAAAATGACCGACTATGATTTATTGCGCTTCAGCTGAAAGAACAGTATGAATCCGCGAAAGACTCCACAGACCTTAAACTCCTAATTGAAACGTTCTTAAATAACTTTCCTGCAGATCAATGACGATGTAAAAAATAATGATTAAGCAGCTTTTCTGTGTTATTCCGTAAGTTATCATTAAAATATCTATGTACCTCGTGATATCCATCAAAGTAAAAATTATACTCGGTAAAATAACCGTCATTCTCACCTTTTACTAACTTCCATTTGCGCTTATACATCTTGGTTTTATTCTCGCGCATATCTTTTTGAACTTTCTTCATCGTGTGTTCGATTAAGTTTAGATAGACTTGCTTAAGTTTAAACGGTGCAGAATCAGCTACTTTCAAATCACGATCAAGTACAGTAAGAAGCATCGGTAAATATATAGCATTTTCAAAAATGTCTCTTTCTTCTTCAGATAATCTACTCATAATTTTGCTCCGTTTATGCTCTTTCTACATCAACTAATTTTCTAAATGATACGTAATGTATAAAATCTTTTTCGTCTTGAATGCGCAGCTGGTTGTTTAAATAATCTATGTAAACAGTACGGCCAATCAAAGTATCTATGTAACCATTATTATATAGACTGAATTTAAGTAGTTGATTATATTCCATTGCTTCATGGATCAATATATCTATATCATTCAACTTGTCTTCGTCTAGTTCAGGCTTCTCAATCTTATTTTGGCTCTCAATAACTTCTTTTACTCCTGCTACATGTTCAGGCAACATCATTGCAACCCACTTTTTAGTACCCCGATCTTTTAACATATCCCCATCTCCTTTTGATAATTTAATTATACAAACATTTGTTCGTAAATCAAGTTGAAAACGAACGACTGTTCGTATATAATTATGTCAAAAGGGAGGTCTAACTGATGAAAGGTTTACTTAAAAGAGCTACAGAAAGTAAAGAGGTTTTAGAAATGATTTATCAAAACAATAAAGGGGAATTCAGCCAACGTAGGATTCAGGTTATTAAAATGAGTGAAGAGTCCTTTAATGCTTATTGCTTTACTCGTAAGCAGCAACGCACTTTTAAGATAAGTAACGTTTTATCGGTTGGACCAGTACGGAAGGTAAGGAGAGGTGCATAATTATGACGCTAACAAAACCTAAGAAGGTTAAAAAACCATCAAGACCAAGCAGAGATGAATTTGAACTAGAGGAAATCGCCAATACTTTAACAGAAGCATTAGAGGATAAAGCTGAACTTAGATTAACTGTGTGGAAGAGAGAAGATCCAGTCAGAGGGAAAGTAGTTAAAATGGATGGAAACACAAAACTCATACATATAGAAAGATTCACTGAAACAATCAAAGTTCCTTTTATGGATATTTTGCAAGTGAAGAGAGTATGAATAAAAGCCCAACTCGTTTGAGAAGGGCTTTATTTTATATATTTTGACGATAGCTTATGTTCATATTGTTTTTATTATCCAACACAGCACGACGAATTGCTTCTTTCACTTGAACAGGATCCTTGATCCGTTTAATTGTATAGGTCGGGTGAGATTCGTCCGAACTATGTATTTCGATATCGCCAAAGCCTCCAAGTTTTTCTTTCATGCCTTGCTTAACTGTAACGTCTTTAATTTTATATAACTCAATTTCATCGCGCTTAGTAGACATGACACCCACCTTATTAATCAGTAAACGCTCCGTAGTTAACTCGTAATTGTGCTGAGGAACGGATACCTGAAAGCCTCCAAGCATTCCTTTCTTGTTTTCCATACCAAACATATATGTTTGAAACGTTAATAATGTTCTTTCTGCATTTGGTTGCTCCACTTCGGATTTAGGTGTAGGAGTAGCTGCAGCTACTTCTCCAAGCTTATATCCGCATTCTGGGCAAAACTTCATACCTTCTGCTTTTGTTCCGCATTCAGGGCAAAATTTCATCTTATCACTCCTGGCCATTTAATAGTAATTTAATCATACAATAAAAATCTTGCGGAAATTATGCATTCGACAAAAATAGACAAAAAGAAATTGGACATAATACGGTAATACCGGTCATACCATTTAGTAAAGAACCAGGAGGGAGGTGGAGCAATGAGTAAGAATAAGTTTCCTAAGTCAGTCTCTTTTAATGTGACCAATGCAGAAGACGTAAAGATACTTAAGCACGTGGAGGATATCAATTTCAGTGGCTATGTTAAACGGCTGATTTTAGCCGATATGCAGAAGCAGGAACAAGCTCTTAAGATTGTAAAAAAGAGTGAGGGAGGGGGCATCAAAATAGTTGTGGGGAGGTAATACCCCTCCTCCCTTTGAGATCCGATTGTTACAGTGTAACACGGTCGACACTGTCAAATGTCATGACGTTTGGAAGGGAGGTTGCTGAAATGATAGAAGGGAAAGGATTAGGAGGAAAGAAAGTTAATCGAGTCGGTTTGTCATTAAGCAACAGAGACAACGCAAAGCTAAACAAGCTAGCTACAGCATGTAACATGAAGCCAACTCCGTTAGCAGCTCTCATTTTAACTGAAGCATTGAACGATCCAAAGTATGTAGATCAACTGCAGAAAAGATTTTGTACCCAAGCTGCTTATCGAGTGATGTTAGTCAAAGATTATAAAAACGATGACTATAATTACGTACTAAGTGGAAGGGATGATTAAAAATGATGGATTGGACTGGATTCTTTGTAGGCAGTATTACTACAATGATGATCTATGCTTTCTATAGTATGGGTAAAGAAAGTGAGGAAGAATTAGAAGCTGAAGCTGCAGAAGGAGAAGTTGAGGTCCATGATTTTCAAGCAAGGCATGTAACGATGTCCTGCCAGACCTGCAGAAAATTAAAACACCATAAAGAGATTGAACCTAACCTATATCAATGTGTAAAATGTAAAAGACATGTGGATTTAAGAGCCTCGTAATTACCTCTAAAATAACTTATGCATTCATAACCAGCCGTTTG